GCCATGAATTGGTTAGACGGCGTAAAGGATGGCGAAATAGTTCCTGAAGGATTACCCAAAGCGCTCGATGATGAGGGCAATAATATTAAAGCTGAGTTTCGGTATGGAAGCTTACCAAAAAGAACAAATCATATTAGCTAATTATGGCAAAACAAAGCAGCACACACAGTAAGATTGGTAAATCTTATGTAGCCTATACCGGCAAAATAAAAACTGGAGGTTTACGAATGACTTCCCAGGACATCAGTAATTGGGTTCGGGCCATTAACGCGGCAAAAAGCAAAAATCCAAAACGGAAAATGCTTTATGAGCTGTATGAAAATATTATCATCGATGGCCACCTTGAGAGCGTGATGGAAAAAAGGACCGTTTCAGTGATCAACAAAAAATTGATTTTTACCGAAAAGAATAAAAGCGGTGCTGAGAATGAATTTATGCAGGAATTTGTACTTGAAACTCCTTGGATGCGCGAGCTCTTGAAAAAATCTATGGAAGCCATTTATTACGGCCATTCACTTATTGAACTTATTCCAAAGGAAGGAATGATTGATAAAGTTGTATTGGTACCACGGCAAAATGTAATTCCGGAGACTGGCTTTGTAATGGAAGATACGGGAACCCCGGACAAAGGAGCATTTTATCGCGAGGAAGGTTTCCAATATTACAATTACCTTATTGAAGTTGGTGGCCCTAAGGATTTGGGTAAACTAATGACAACCGCACAATACATCATTTACAAGCGTGGGGGCTTTGGTGATTGGGCACAGTTTGCCGAAATATTCGGATCACCTTTCCGTGTGGGTAAATACAATAAATATGATGATGACGTTCGCCATAATTTGGAGAAATCATTAAACGAAATGGGATCTGCTCCCTATGCTGTAATCCCGGAAGGGGCATCTATTGAATTTGTTGATAACAACCAAACTGGAAAGAGTGAGGTTTTCAGTAAGCTTATTGAATTCTGTAATTCTGAAATTTCTAAACAGTATGTGGGTCAAACTATGACAACGGAAGATGGTTCCAGTAGAAGCCAATCTGAGGTGCATAAGGAAGTTGAGGAAGAACTCAATCTATCCGATATGATTGAAATGGAATTTATGCTCAACTGGCAATTTGTACCGAAGCTTCGGAATATCGGATATAATATACCTGAAGGAAAAATCCATTTTGATCAAACAAAAGCCCTGCCAATTGAAAAGCGTATCGAAATCGATATGAAGGTTTCAGAAAAAGTACCGTATCCAGACGAGTACTGGTACTCTACATACGGAATTGATAAACCTACAGCTGAAGAAATTGCCAGAAAGCAAAAGGAAAAAGAGGAGGCTAATAAAAATAATCCGCCTCCAGCTGATCCGCCACCGGCTAATCCAAAAAAAGAAGATCCTTCAAAAAAAAAAGTAGATCCTAAAGCGGAAAAAATTCCAGATCCTGTAGAATTTGTAAACGCCTATGAGCCAACGGATGAAGATGAGCAATACATAAAGGATTTCTTTGATAAGGCGCGCACGTATTCTCCGGAGAAATTCCAAAAGGAACTGAAAAAACTTACTTCCGGGATACGCAAACAATTTCCTACTTCCATAGGCTATATGGAACCGGACTACATTGCCGGAACCATGCTGGAGCTCAACCTTAACCGTTTCGGTTACAGCAAAACAATTGCCCAGGTATTTGAACTTAATAAAGCTTTGGATATCCAAGGGGGTTATGGAGCCTTTAGAAAGAAAGCGGTGGCCATAATGGGAAATTTTGATAATTACCTGCAGACGGAATATAACGATGCCATAGCTACCGCCCAAAATGCCGCCAATTACATACGTCAAATGAAGGATATAAAGCTTTTCCCGTATTGGCGTTATGAAACCGTTGGTGATGACAAAGTTCGTGCATCACACGCAGCGCTCGATGGAAAAGTGTTTGCGCTGAAGGACGTAAAATCACGCCAATTCATTCCGCCAAATGAGCATAACTGCAGATGTTTTACAACCGCGTTGAGAGCAGCTGAAGTAAAAGAGGCAGATGTAATCGATTTT